GCCGCATTGGTAAGTGGATTTAGTCCATCAATCATGACTAGCTTGCTAGCCGCTGATTTGGATCAGTTCACTCCAGAAGGCATCATGCTTAAGACTGTAATGAGTGATCGTTACGCTCTGTAAGAACTGCTGGCCCACCTTAGCTTCATGCTGAGAACCCAGCATCCGCGATACACGAAATGTGGGATGGGCTGTGTATCCGGGGTTTGTAATTTCCTGACACAAAAATAATTACAGTATTGGACACGCATACTCAAAAGCGAGGTGGAAGCAGGTGGAAACCCTGCACCTAATTCGTTGTTTTATTACAACACCGACCCAGTTGATTTAAGTTGACTGGGTTCTTTTTTGATGTTATAATATAAGTAATTAATTAACAGGACCCAGGAATTATGAGAGAATACGAAAGCATACAAGGCGATAATTTAGAAGAAGCTGACCAAGCTCAGCTACTTACAACTAATGCAACAGCAGATGCTGTGGCTAAATTACGTGCTAGTATACCACGTGGTCCTAGCCTAAGTCACTGTAATGAGTGCGGAGAAGAAATTCCTCTAGCACGTCAAAAGGTTGTTGCAGGTTGTACCATGTGTATCGATTGTCAGCAACTTTTTGAAAGACGGAAACTTGGCTTATAAAATAATCCCAACTATCGAAGATTTTGGTCCCCGTAAGGGACTTGAAGGCCCTTTCAACTTTAATGGTCGTGTATTGTATTATGATCCTATCGAAGGAAAATATTATGATCCGCGGACTGACTTTTATGTCCCTCATTCTGAGTATTTTGAAATCGTAGGATTGATGATAAAATGAAAATTAAATTTGATAAAGACACAATGCCCGATCATTTGTACAATACGCTCTTACAGCATTTTGTAAACGAAGCAGTTGGGCTAGGAGTTGAAGTAACTAAGTTTACCGAGTTTACGAACTGGGTAATTGAATGTGAAGTAGAAGCAAAGGAATCGGTGCATTAATGCCTAAGTGTTATCAATTGATTGGAGTACCTGCCGCAGGTAAAACTACTTGGCTTAGAAGTCAAAACTGGATCACGGACATGGAGTATGTAAGCACTGATTATCATGTGCATACCTATGCTAAAGAGCAAGGTAAGACTTATTCGGAAGTGTTTAAGGAGTTTATGCCTCGAGCAGTTGAACTAATGGCGCAGGAAGTCGTAGACGCTAGAACAGCTGGGCGTGATATCCTTTGGGATCAAACCAGCACCACTGTTAAAAGTCGTGCTCGTAAGTTCAATATGCTTCCAGACTATTGGCACATTGCTGTGGTATTCCAAACTCCGGCAATACCAGTATTAAAGGAACGTTTGGCTAATCGTGTAGAACAACCTATTCCTTGGGAAGTTGTGCAAGGAATGATTGATAATTTTGAATACCCTACTAACGATGAGGGTTTCAAAGAAATTTGGAGGGTATAATGCCTTGGATTGAAAACGTAGCCGCAGATGATATCCCAAAAAGATTTCATCACGAAGCCGGCGAGAACAGTATGCTGATCAGCATTGTTGATCCAGCAAGCTGGCGTCCTACTCCTGCCCACAAGTTCAAAGAAATTCATAACTTTGAATTTTTGGATGTAGAAGAAAAGGACGAAGTGCTCGAAGAAGCTATGAAGTGTAGCCATGCGCAGGCCGCAGAACTTGTTCGGTTGCTACAACACGCATTGGACAACCGTATGAACGTTGTTGTTCATTGCTTTGCAGGCATCTGCCGGTCGGGTGCGGTTTGTGAGGTAGGAGTAATGATGGGCTTACAAGATACTGGTCGCTTTCGTAGCCCTAACTTGCTAGTCAAGCATCGTATGATGAAGGCTCTAGGATGGACTTACGATGCAGACGAAAAGCCAAACATTGACGATTGGAGAACTTTCCGTCAGGTTGACTAAAAGAAATTTTGGCTGTATAATTATAACTTAACTTAGAAAGGAGGCGAATATGCCAAGTGTATTCTTAGTAAGCGACACGCATTTTGGACACATGGGCGTATGTCGCTTTACACGTAACGATGGTGTTACCAAGTTACGCCCGTGGGACAGTCCTGAAGAAATGGACGAAGCTATGGTTAAAGCGTGGAACGAACGGGTAAAACCCACTGACAAAGTCTATCATTTAGGTGACGTTGTTATTAACCGCAAGGCTTTAAACATCATGCACAGACTTAACGGCGACAAAGTTTTAATTCGTGGTAACCACGATATCTTTAAAGACGAGGACTATCGTATGTACTTTAGAGAACTTAGAGCTTATCACGTTATGGACGGCATGATCCTTAGCCATATTCCGTTACACAGTGATAGTATGGGTCGTTTTGGTACTAACATTCACGGTCACTTACACGCAAATCGTGTGAAACGAGCCCGTGGAGTTGATGCTAGAACAGGAGAAATCTTGTACAGCGATGAAAACGATGTTCGTTATCATTGCGTTTGCGTGGAACAAACTCCTGATTTTGCTCCAATTCTGTTTGAAGACGTTATTGCACGTATTACAGCAGAAGGCGGATCAGTAGGATTCAAGAACGGAAACGGACCTACTATGTAAAATAGTAGCTTAAAATAGGGCCTAAGGGCCCTATTTTTTTGGCATATGCTTCTTCGCGATTTAATAAATACACTATAGAATATTGGAGATAGCACGATGTCGCTACGCATAAGAAGAGGAACAGACGCCCAAAGACAAACCCTGACTTTTGATCAGGGCGAAGTTGTTTATACAACAGACACTAAAAAAGTATATGTAGGTGACGGCATTACAGCCGGCGGCCAAAATATTCTAGCTACTTCTGCGGGGACAGGGGTTACATTTAATCCTACTACACAACAGTTTGACTTTAATACAGTAGCGTTAGGTCTTACTACATCTGATGTTACAGAAGGTACTAGAAAGTACTTTACAACACAGCGAGCACAAGATGCCGCAGCCGCACTATTTACAAATGTAGGTAGTCCTACAACTACTGGAACTATTTCAGGCACTATTACAACAGGTACAGTAACATTATCAGCTACACCTAGTCCACTATTAGAGCAAGGTGAAAAATTTAGTGTTATCGGTACAGGCGGCGGTGGACTTACTGCTGGTGGGACTTATTTTGTTGTTAGTAATACAGGATCGTCTGTAGTACTAGCTAATTCTTTAGTTAATGCTATGGCTGGCACAGCTATTACCAATTTAACCACTGCAAGTTTAACAGGAACTACATTCTCATCTGGGGGGACAGACACTGGAGTTACATTTGTCTATGATCCAATAACCCATACAATGGCTGTTACTTCAACTGGTGTAACAACTGTTTCAACAGATACAAACCCTAGTTTAGGCGGAAATCTAAGTTTAAATTCACGTAATATTACAGGAACGGGCAATATTAATATTACTGGTTCTGGAACGTTTAGTTCAACTCTAAGTGCTAGCGGAGCATTAACAGCACCAACTGCTACTTTTGCTACTAAACTAAATGTAGATAATATTAGTAGTATTAGTATTACAGGTGTTAATGTAAGCGCCGATGGTACTGCACCCTTAGTTGTTACAGGAATAGGAACTCTTGGCCCAACTAGCGGTCAAGTATATTTGACTATTAATGCAGCCAAAGGAACGATTGCTTCCCCGACTGCATCTGCAGCCGGTGACTTATTGGGTGGTATTGTTATACAAGGATATGTTGGTGGCGCGGCTGTTTATAAAGCGGCTGGACTTGTAGCAGCCGGTTGGGACGCATCTGCAATAATGTCAGATACATATCCTAAATCAACACTATCATTAGTTGCATACGGTGGTGGATCAACTATCCGTATTGCTACTTTAGATAATCAAGGAGTTTTTACTGCACCTGTGTTTAAAGCGGCTAACTATGCTACTGGTTCATATCCAGCTAGCCCAGCGAAGGGTTGGATAATTTTTGACAGCACTACAAATAAATTTATGGGTTATAATGGAACATCCTGGGTAGCATTTACTGGACCTTAAGCTATTAAAGTTTAAAACAAATACCAATCTTAGGGTTGGTGTTTTTTTGACTCCATAAATATCATCATGACACTGACCCTACTAACTTCGGGGACTACTAAAGCCCCTAAACAAATAACCCATTCCTGGGAATATATAGAACAAGCTATACAAAGATCAATTAAAGAAATTGGTTTAAAATCGGACGACATTGTATTAGATGTATTTCCAGGTAACACAATCGCACACTATACTGTAACAGCGATGCCTGCATACCGAGCAGGCGCACAACTTATATCTGCAAAATTTGAAGCAATAGATTACTTACAAAGATTTAATCAGTGTAGACCAACCTATATCGCTCTTATACCACGCCACTGGGAAATATTAAAAGAACACCCGGAATGGAATAACATGGACCTGAGCTGTGTACGTTATATGGTAACTGGTAGTGGCCCTGTATCGCAGTCAATGATAGACGACTTTGTTAGCAAAGGAGTTAAGACAGTGGCTAATTGGTACGGTATGACAGAACAACCCCCTCCTGTGTTTATAGGTTACAATTCAGAGCAATTTGATTTTAGATCTAAAGAAGGTTATACTGTTGAGTTTACAGACGAAAGCGAGTGTGTAATCAATGGTTTTGCCACAGGTGATTTATTTGATGTTGTAACTAAGAAATTCCTTGCAAGAAAAACAGCACCATCAAATATTAATACTTGGAAGAACTGTTAGATAATCTTTGTTTTAAGGTAGAAACAGTAACCACAATTCTCGGGGGTACTGGGATATAAACACTGTGAAACTTTGCAACATCTAGTTTATGCCATCTATGCAGATCAATTACATGCTCCTCATACATACTATCGTTTGTTTTTTCTCTATGGAATCTAGTTGATCCGTTGCCAGATTGTATTACATAGTTAAAAGCAACATCTCTGCAAGATAAATTATCCATATGAACTGGCAAGTCTGCTGATAGTAAAAATATATGTGTATCGTGCTCAAAATCAAATAACGACTCTGTAAACTTTTTCAGTTTATCACTAGCATTGATGCTACAAAAACAATCGTAGGTTGATGCTTCGGTGTTGCCCTGTGATGTATATCTTTCACCAGTAGCAATAGTATTGTATATGTCTTCTATAAGGTCTTTTGGAATTCTAGGAAGATGATCTAAGTATTCTAAGTTACTCATAAACAGTTCCTAGATTAAAATTATCATAATCGAATTCACCGAATATTCTTATACTAACTTGCTCTCCAACACCGTGTGGAAATCCGTGAGGAATAGAATCGTTAAAAAACACACATTTTTCTTTAACTTCTACGTCTCCTTTCATCCACATGGGTCCGGTCATTTTACTTGCTATAGTTAATCCTAAATTTTTATCAAGGTCTACAGGTGTAGTATCGTCACTGTCAACATGAACAACCAAAGGTCCAGTAAGTACAAAAGCACGAATCATGCCTATAGTCTTTATAGGTAACGACTCGACTAAAGATCTAATATATGGAATGTGGATCGTTTCATCCCACGACCAATCTGAATGCGGGATGAGCTTTGCTGTTTTAAAATCTTCAAAAACTTGTGTAGAATTTTTATTTAGAAAAACAGTTTTCCAACCGTCTCCCTGCCCATTTAAATGCTGAGTGTCCCACTTATCAAGTGGAATACTACGAAGCTCTTGTTCTAACAACACTTCGTTCACGTCTATGTCTACAGCAACAGCTTTAATGTTTAACCAATCCATTAGCTCGCCTTAAAAGTTAATGTTGGGATATCATCCCAAATAGTATCATCTAGTTTTTCAAATTCATCTATAAACTTAAACACATTATCTACAGGCAATGTTTTAAGTACTTCTAGTTTTGCGTTCCACCAGCGAGTTTTTAATAGTGCTTGTTTAACATCATCTGGAAATCTATCTCTAATCTTTTTTGCAGGAATGCCTCCTACAATAGTATAGGGCTCTACATCTTTAGTTACTACAGCATTAGCGGCAACTACTGCTCCATCGCCTATAGTAACACCTGGCATAACAACTATACCATCTCCGAGATAAACATCGTTTCCTATAATAACAGGAGTATTCATTCTTTCTATGCTAGTCCTGTTTTTAGGAATATCTAGACGTTCTAGTTCAGCATCGGTATAATCTGATTCTCTAGCCATTATAGTATCTGGATTTATACTAACTCCGCTAAAATTGTGCATGCCGCCTGCGATTGTACACCGATAGCCAAAACCACTATGTCTGCCAACAAATACATTTGAACGCATATAACCGCCACTTCGGATACTAGAGTATGCACCAATAAAAATTCTGTTAGGTGTATCTTGAAAAGTTGGGCTCCAATTCATAGATCCCTTTTCAAACATAATTCCTTCTAAATGACTAGTTTCTTTATATCGTATATTATAATCATTAAGACTTGACTCACCAAGAGAAATATCAGCAACTAGTGTTTTATTAAGAAACTGTTGTAGTTTGTATTCGATATGCTTCATGAATATATTTATAGTCCAGTCTGTTCACTAAATATGCATTATGAGTAACAGCCAACTTTTTATAGATTTAGAAAAACATATAGACTTAACAGAATGGGACAATCTGAAACCTGAAATTAGCAGAGGTATAGCTACTGCTAAAGATCTTGCTTGGGATGGAATTCATTTTACTTATGGTGTAATTAGACCACATGCTCAAGGAATAATGATCAAACCATTGTGGGAAGTTGTGAAACAATGGAAGGCACTTCCCGAGGATGATCCTTTTAAAGTAGCAGGCAGCGGATTAAATCATAATCAGCTTACAGATTATTTAAAAAATGCTTTTGGTGCTTATGATTTCTATCGTGTCTATCCTATTATTGAGGAAGGCAATATACTAGGGGAATGTTCAAAACATTTTCCTGGACTAGTAAACTGGATGCGTGTAATCGAATCTAATGTATTTTCTAATTTATACCAAGTTAATTTGATAACTGTAGATTCCGGAGGTATTCCTTGGGAACATGCCGATCTTAATAGCCAAGATGCTCCAATTCCCGAGGCACCCGATCTAATAAAAGAGTTTATTCATATAAAAACAGATTGTGACAGACCATTTTATATCATTGATCCGGATACCGAAGAACGTGTGTTTATGAATACCCGAGCTGCCTGGTGGAATGAAAATCTATGGCACGGTGGTCTTCCTATTCAAAGACCTACATATACTTTGAGAATAAATGGAACATTTACAGACGAATTTAGAACAAAGATAGGTGCAAAAAATATTAGGAAGCATATATGATAAATTATACATTAGATAAAAATAAGTGGACTGTAATCATAGAAAATTTTGATATGACTACAGCGACTCAAGAAGATATAAATCAAATATCTAAATTGGTTGCAAAAAATACCCTAGTAGTTATTCGAAATCAAAATCTAAGTGTAAAAGACGAAGTAAGAATTTTAAAAATGTTTAAAGATGTACAAAAATTTGTTGTCTCGGAAGCCGACAATTATGTTAGCACATTAGCAGGTGCTATGGTAAAAGGTTCCGAAGATTTATTTTTACGAGTAAGTGGCAAGAAAGATGAAGAAGGCCGTGTAGGTATTGCTGCCTATGATTGTGAAATGATATGGCATTGTAATGAACCTGGGGTTAAAGATAGGAAACCAATAGTTTGGTTACATAGCGTTGAAGGTTCTAAAGGCTCTAGAACTAGCTATACTAATAATAGCCTCTCATATAACGATCTACCTGAGAATCTAAAACAAGAATTAGAAAACTATCATCTTGAAATTTATCAAGGATTAGGTCTAGGTAAGGACGATTTAGAATCCGACTATGAGGAATTACTAAAAATGGGTGAGAACGGAATTGTCAAATATAATCCACCATTGATAAAGATCAATAAAGCCGGAAACAAAGGAATATATTTCCCCATGTATCATGTTCATAAAATTAAAGAACTAGATGAACAGAGAAGCAAAGAGATAACAGATTTTTTACGTGAATTCGTAGTCCGAGAAGAATATGTGTATCACCATGATTGGCAAGATGGTGATATTCTAATTGCTGATCAAGAAATTGGCATACACAAGCGATGGCCGTTTAATAAAATAACAGAAAGAACTTTACACAGAGCCTGTTTTGATTATCCTGATCAAGATTATACAAGTTAAGGCAATTCGTCTATAACGATATATTCGCCTGTGATGCCTTGTTTAGTAGCGGCATCGTCTATTAATTTTTTCCACTCGTCAGTAGCATCGTGTCTAGCAATAATCATGTGCATACGATCCTCATTGCTGTTGTTAACTACTGAGTGGTGGTAGTATAAATTCATAGCATAAACTCCACCCTGCTCCATAATTAATTCTTCACCGTCACCCCATACCCATTTACATCCGGTAGGGTTATTTAAAGCAACGTTAATATTTTCAATTAATTTTATACTAGAATCTTTATGCATAGAAATATTCCCGCCAGCTCGCAACAACATAAATCTTACTCTACCATACTTGTTTGACGGAAATACTTCTTTAAGCCAACGAGTTGTTATAGGACATAGGTCTGCTATTTCTGTCCAGTACATATCGTTACTTGCATCTTTGCCTTTCTTGTAACCATAGTCACTCCAATTCTCATGCTTATCCCATCCGAGTCCGTGTAGTGTTAGACTTTCCCATCCGTCGTGTCCATAGTCTCCGGACCGGTGGGGTGTGAATCTATCGACAAGTGCAAATGCTTCTGCAAGCATTTCAGTGTAAGGCATGGGCACATCTAATTTTAAATAACGTCCTTCTGATTGAAAATATTCTTTCATTATATTACTCCTAACGGCCTTCCGCTATTGTGTTGCCAATCTTCTTTATGCCACTCGGGTGTTTTCAATTCTTTTATATCTGTGTATACAAAGTTACTAGCTTTATCTAAATGCTGTTGTGTTTTAACTTTCCAAAACCCATCGGCCGCCCGTGATGTCAGCATAAGCGTTACATTAGGATCTTTCTGTTGTAATTTTTGGAATAGCATATTTTCACACGCAATTCGATATTTTAAACTTGTTGAAGCAATAAATGGAGAATGATTATACAGATCGCTTAAATTCAGTAGTGTATTTTTATTTTCTTCTAACCAATCAAAATTAAATGCCGCTGTGTAATCAATCAGAATATAATCATATGTTAGTTGCTTAACTTCATTCCACAAGGCGTCCCAGTTATCAATCGTGGTTAAAAACTTTTCCCATTGTTCTGCTATCTGTTGTTTATAGCTATTTGAGATATAAGGAGAATTATTAGGCAACATGGGTTTATTATCCCAATAAAAATCTGCATAATCTTTGCCGTCCCATTCTTCAACCATCTTCTTCATGAACATCAAACAGTTATGATTAATGTCTGTAAAAATTACTTTGGTATTTTTAGTGAACCCGATAAGCTGAAGATTTTTAACCCAGTTAAATCCGATACCAACTGTAGCATATTGTTCTACCGCACCGTCAAAAGGCAATTCATGTCTTAACCCGTCAGAATTCCAACCAGCGAAAAAGTTCATTCCAAAAAAATGATTGTATTTTATTTCAGTTAGTGCTTTTAGGAAAACATGATCGTATTCATAGTATAGATATTTTTTACTTGCTCGGATTTGTTCTGGCAAGGTTAGTAATATCTTATCTTGTTCCAACCCTATATTCAATATATTCCAACCGTGCAACTTAACAGAATATGTTTTAAGTTCTGTTCCTTTTTTAATCCACGCAGGAATCTCTGGATCGTTATACAAATAATCTTCACTACGGATAGGAGCAACTTGTTGATATTCTACCCACTCCTCGTTACCTATAGCAGGACATCCAAGGTCTTTATATTCTGTTAGATTAACGATATAAAATTGTTGATGTAATTCAAAGCAGGCATTCTTTTTATAGTAGGAGTGATCTCCTCTATCAAGTATATGCCCTGCTACAAAAAACTTATCCTTACATAAATTTTCAATCGCAGGAAATAGTCTATCCGATAATCCTAAACTAGTTCCGGCCGCAATAATAACAGCATGACTGTATCCTTCTTCTGCGGCAGTTTGTAGCAACGCATCCTCGTCTTTACTAATAAGAATATCGTAGCCATACATATCAAAACGATGTATTAGAAAATCAGTTAAGTTTATACATACTTCCCGAGCGTAACCGCTTTGGCAGTTGTCGATAATATCTAGGATGCAACAAACTATTGGCTTTTTCTTTTCAGTTCTAAATTTTGTTACCATCTCGGATTCCTTTCTAACTCTTCTAAAAATTTATTAGCATAGAGTTCCCATACAGTTTGTCGAGTACCTCTGTACTCTATCTCTTTGATACGTTTCATTTGGCCCGTTGCTTCCATAGCAGGACCAAATATGTTATGTACTAGACGTTGTGTTCCTACGCTGTTTTCATTACTAGTAATGTATAAGTTAGCCCACGGCGGAGTCCACTCTATACAAACGGGTATTAAAAACTGACTAGTAACATGCTGATGAGTAACTATTTGATTTCTTGTACGAATACTAGGAATAGGTATATGGTCTGAGAATACACAAGTACGTGCGGCAATTCTAAAAGCATCTTCCCCCATTTCTGGAAAACTGTGTGCGGCAACACTACCTACTGCCTTACCATAATAGTATAGGATCCATACTGCCCATGACTTTTCTTTTGCTAGGCTATCTACTAGCATCTTTTGACTAGCATTGTTTTCAAACCCCTTGGCTTTAGCAGTAGCATAAAACTCTGTTAAATCTAGTTCAGGTGTCCAAGATTTTATTTCAAACATTGTACACGCTCAATAAAATCTGCTGGGTAGTTTGTACTAAAACTTGACCAACACAGTTGATCCATAACTTCCCATGGTTGCGGTTCATCCCATTTAATTCCCAAACTATCTAAGTGCTTACGCATTTCTTTTTGTCTTGTTGTGTAGATATGGCTTTCCACATCTTTAATACTAATTGTACTTTCATTGTCGCGATATGTAAAGAAGTAATTGATACTTTTTAACTTGCCATCTACTACAAAATAACTGCTAGGATGCATACTATATTTGTGTAAGCCTAAACTCTTGTGTGCCTTAATAATGTTAATCATTTGGTATTGCCAATCTGGAACTACTTGATCGTAATTGGCCATATCACATCCTGCCTGCTCCCAAAAGTCTGGGCCGTCTATTTCCAAATACAATTTTCTATTATCTAAATCTATATTCTTAATTGTTGGAACTAGCTCAGGATAAGCGTTACGCATCTGTGTTAGATAGTTTACTTCACGTAGCCATTTTTCTTCCATCTTGTCAGGATCTACTACTTGATTTTGGCCTTTATGGTATTCAGTATCATTATAGTACCACTGACAGAATACTTTTTTATCCTCAGATATGAGGCTAGTATAAATTAGATTGTTTCGGCAAAGACCTATGCCAGGTACGTTGTTGTAATAATATTCCATGGTATAGTAATTAGCTATAAATATTTGCCACATGAATATTTTAGAAACTGTATCCCTATGTAACCAATGCTATCGTCATATTTCAGCAGAACGATTCGAAAAGGACGGTAAGATGATGTTGGGCAAAACTTGTCCAAAACACGGTTACCAAGAAGTGATACTAGACATTAGTGCAGACTTTTATAAAAGTCAACAATACCAAAAACGTAGACCAAGTTCCTATTGGTTAGACATTACTAATCGATGTAATTTAGACTGTCCACATTGTTATCAAATGCCCGATAATAATAGCAAGGATCCTAGCATAGATTACTTACTATCAGAAGTTATGAGTTGGCCTGACAATGGATTGCCTGTTAGCTTAGTAGGAGCAGAACCTACAGTGCGTAAAGACCTAGCTGATTTAGTTTTGGCAATACACGCCTTGCCCACTAAGACTAGAAATGTTATAATAGTTACCAATGGTGTGTATTTGGCTAAATGGGATTATGTAGAAAGGTTTAAAGGAATACCAAACTTAAAATGGACATTTGGACTTAACCATCCTGACTACAACGGCGGACAAATACGAGACAAACAAATGATAGGTTTAGAAAACTGTCTTAAGTTAGGACTCGATGTAAAGACATTAACATACACATTGGCTAATTTAGAACAGCTAACTGATGTAATGCACGAAGTACAAAAGTTTGGCATCAATGCTAGGATACAATTAGGTGTTGAGATTGGTCGTGTACCAGAAGGTGAGTTTGTAGAACTTTACTTGTCAGAGCTAGTTACAGTTGCTAAACAGTTTTGTTTAGACAACGGCTGGACATGGGAGCCTGATTATCAGGGCGGCAATCGTACACACTTTGCTGTTCGTATAAATGGCATTGAACATAAGTTTATCAAATGGTGCGATGTTCGAACTATAGACTTAGAAGAAATACAAAGCGAGTCTTGGGCTAGTATTGTTCCAGGTAAGCCTATGAGTCCATTACTACATCAAGTTATATTAAGAGATCAAGCAGTTAACAAAGGACAGATGTTGTACGATACAGTACCTGAAAAATATAGACATGAATAAAATACACGATACAATATCCTTATGCGAACATTGCTATAGGCATGTACCTGCTGTTCTTTTCGAACAAGATGGGTCTGTATGGTTATCAAAAAAATGTAAGTGGCATGGTGAGAGTAAATACTTAGTAGAACCTAATGCTGATTTCTATATTAATTACAAATACAATAGACCAACTAATCATACCTATTGCTTAGATATTACTAATCGTTGTAATTTAAATTGCCCACATTGTTATCAAATTCCAGATAATATGAGCAAGGATCCTAGTATAGAAAATATACTTGATATTATCCGTGCGTGGGACGATGACGGATATGCTGTTGCCTTAATGGGTGCAGAGCCAACTACTAGAAAAGATTTACCAGAGTTGTGCAGAGCTATTCAGGCACTGCCTGGCAAACCTAGAGCAATAATGATTTTAACAAACGGCGTTTATCTATCCGACCTAGATTATGCTAAACAGTTTGAAAACATGTCTAACTTGTTTTGGACTATTGGATTAAATCATCCCGACTACCAAGGGCATACAGTTAGAAAAAAACAAATGGAGGGTATTGATAATTGTATGAAGTTAGGTATGACTATAAAAAATGTTAGTTACACTCTTGAGACTATAGATCAGTTAGAATATTGCTTAGAAGAAATACAGGAGTTCGGCCAGACGCTTAGTCCACACAACTACAGAGTACGAGTAGGCACAGATATCGGTCGTCATCCGGGCGAAGAAAAAATATACTTGTCTGAGTTAGTAGACATGGTCAAAGCGATATGCGATAAGAAAGGGTGGACACACGAGTATGATCATAATTACGGAATTAGAGTTCACTATCCTTTGCGTATTAACGGCATACTAGTTAAGATTATACAATGGCCTGATGTACGCACTATTGACTTAGAAGAAGATCAAACAGAATCGTGGGCTGATATGTTACCCGGTAAGCCTGTAAGTCCATTAGTTCATCAGGTTATACTACGGGATGGTGCAGTAAATAAAAACTTACCACTATATGATACAGTACCTGAAAAGTATCAAAGGAAATATGATGCACGGGATTAATGGTAAACCTTATTTTGATATGACACCTTACTTGGATATGGACGGGTTCGATAACTTACAGCCTGAGATATTAACAGGATTCGCTCTAGCACGTGAGTATGCTAAAGAAGGCACATGGATGGTTCCTGGTTTTACCTTTGAGAAAATGAGTTATCAGCCGCACTGGAAACCCATATACAAGGCAATGGAAGAGTTCACGGCCTTACCCAACAGTCCGTTAAAACAGGCAGGACTAGCACTAATGCCAAAAGACTTTAAAAACTTCCAAGAGCGTAACAAGTTTACCCGTTTCCTAAAGATGGCTATGGGTGCCTACGATCCGTACATCTACTATTACTTGTGGGAAGAAGGTTCGTGGGATGATCGAACTGCTCCGCGCAAACTAACACCTGAAGCAGAATACTTCCCAGAAACAGTTAAATGGGTTGAAAGTCTAGTGGGCACAGTGTTTGAAGACATTGGCCGAGTTATCTTTTTCCATTGTGAAGCAGATGGTATCCCGTTTGAGCATAGAGATTTAGATGCTAAGAATGGCGTGAACGTTGTTAAGCCGCATCGCAATGAGTTTATACACGTTCGTCCTAATACTAAAAAAGCGTTTTACTTGTGGGATCCAGAAACTAAAAATAAAACATATCTTAACACACGAGCCGCATGGTGGAATGATGTAGACTGGCACGGTGGTGAACGTATCATGGAACAAAGTTACGGCCTACGAATCGATGGTAAGTTTACAGATGAGTTCCGTAAACAGTTAGGCGTAGATCATTTAGAGAGTTATTAAAATGAAAGATACTGATTTTTTTCTAAAATTAAATGTCCCTAATTTTTCAGAAATGCAAAAAGAAGTCTTGGACTATTTAAAAAAACATCCTGATTTAATTATCGAAAATGGCGGAGAACAACACATACATGTTACTTTAGATCAATTTCCGATAATTTCTTCAGTATTTTCTCCTCGTGCTAAAAATAAAATCAATGAAATCAGCATAGGTGTAGTTCCACCAATGCATTCAACACCAATACATATAGACGGACTAAGAGAAGATCCTAATCACTTCTATAGAAATCAAATAGAACAAACAGCACGTAACCATCCCGATAGATCTTATGATGATATCGATTGGACAAAATTTCCATCTGCTAATCAATATGTGTTAATAATTCCAATCAGCAATTATGAAAATTCTATGAACTATTGGTACAATGTAACTGATAACGTAAACAAGGAAATTTTCCATTACTATGAACGAGAACAGTTTCCTTATAAATGGTGGCTCAATTTTTATACAGATACAACTACTGCTATTCCTATAGAAAAAGTAATAATCGATAGACCAACCTTTATAAGATCGGACATATATCATAATGTAACAAATAACGGAACAGAAAACAGGTTAGCACTAATTATAAGAATATTTGAATACAAAAGATATTCGTCTCTTGATCAAGTTTTTGACTACACTGGATTAGTATGAAATACATAGGTAATTTTAAGTCCTGGATAGATGAGCAGAAGATAATAGATCACCTTACCAAATGTCAAGGTGATAAGACTCCGGTGTGGCAACCTGATCGTTGGAAGGGTAATGCTATATTAGAAAAGTTTACAGAAATGGCTCGCCCGGGTTATTCTAATAATCAGTATTTCTTTCATCAAATGAATCCTAAATATAAAGAGATGCAGGACTTTAAATGGTCGTTACCAGAAGTTCCAGAACACAGAACAAATATCAATTGGTGGTTCGTTATGTTGTATCCTGGAGAATTTCAGGCCATGCATATAGATCCACAGCTAACAGAAGTCAGTAATCCTGTGCGTTACACAATGTTCTTACAGGATTGGGAACCGGGACATATATTTGTCTGGGACGATCAATATATTGCCAACTATAAGGCAGGTGATATGTATGAGTGGAGTGACCCTATGACTGTACATGGGCCTGCTAACATAGGTTATACTACAAGATACACATTACAAATTACTATGTACGATTAACTACTTGGTCGTGTATAGCCATATATGGACTTTTGCTAGAACACATAATTGTACAAGGTGCTGATTTATTTTCTTCTCGTCTACGATGTAAATTAGTTAACCATGCTTCGCTTGAAGTGACTTGTTTAACGCCGTGCTTGATAGAATCAATACTATCAAATCCACCTAAGTCATTTACAAATTCCTCAACATTCTTTTTTGCTTCTTCTGCTATTAAGTTAACATCCGAAGGATCATATATTCCAAATTTCTTATATGTGTCAATATCGTAATTAACATACATAAATGCAGATATAATACAGCAAGGATATACGTGCCCAAATGCGTCAATAAAGATGCGTAACTCTTCTTCGGCAAAGCAGTTATAACTAAGTCCAGACCAAGATTTATAATCTTTTAAATCATGAAACTCTACAGGTCTTACATCGCTGTTAGTTGGTTGTTCAATGTGATATGCTATCTTTCCCTGCCTATCTAGTACAGGAAACTCTTTAGCGAATCGTCTAGAATTTTTAATTGTAAATTTTTTGAATCCTAACTTTTCAGAAAGTTGTTTAGCTTCTTGTTCTTGATGTTCATTATGTTTAAATCTTATAAACATCCAATTGGCTGTGCCGCCAGCATTGATAAATGCTTTGGCGTTTTCTATGATCTTATTGTAGTCTGTGTTTATTCGGTATAGTGCATGTGTATCACTCAACCCATCAATGGCGAAATTAATTTCATGTTTCTCGGGTAATATCTTAACTAGTGTTTCCCAGTACTTAGGAGTTCTAGCACTACCATTTGTATGGATTATAATAGTGATGTTAGGAGTTGTTTTAGTTACATAATCGCACATTGCTGTGAAATCATTGTTAACAATATTTTCTCCATAGTTACCGCAGAAGTCTAATTGATGAAGTTGATTTAAAAATTCTGGAGTAAAGATCTTTTTAAAATTTTCTAAACTAAGATCAGATTCTATTACTCTGTCATTATCTATACCACCATGTATGTTTCTAGCACACATAGGACAAGCGGCTTGACATCTATTAGTAATTTCTAACTGAACTGTTTTAATCTTTTTGTATGTAAACATTTAATATCCTATTAGGTGAAACATGTATTTTTTTGATAAGCTACCATTAATACCGTTGTGCCATTCGCGATGGTTGTTCCATTCTAAAATAGTTCCTTGAGGTTTGTTATAGTGATATTCATGTCCTAGTACAAAAAGCTGTCCTACACTAGGTTGGCTTATAAACACAGAGTATCGCTTCAGCTTGCCGTGTTTTAAATATTCTTTTTCATTATCATCTATGTCATAGTGATATCCCGTCATGTATCCGGGCTCTACACAACTAATCCAACTGCGTAAAGGTATAATACCTAATTGTTCACTAAGGTCTTTTTCAATGTCCTTAGTATTGTAAAAGTTTGTCCACTTAACACTGTCTGTATTAAAGTTACTGTCTTTCCACAGATCTAGCATTTGCTTGTACTCTGGGTTATTCATGTCCCATCGTGCAGGGTCAACAGTAACTACTCGACCGTCAGTTAGATCATGTATTACAGAATTCCAATTAATCATTTTTATACAACTCTTTAAAGACTTCTGAGAATATATTACTAGGCCATGCTTGAGATAGATGTCTTGTTGCTGTGATTTCAAAGAATTTCTTAAAATCAATATAACCATTAGCATCTGTTGATTCGTCAAATCGATAGGCACCGTGTTTACCTATGACTCCTTCTATTATCTTTCTTTCTATAAATTGTTCTTCGTAAGGAACTACTGAATAATGATCTATGGTTTTTAAGGTTTGATCTTTTGAAATATAGAAACAATGCGGATACAAAGCCATCTTCCAAAATTTGTTTTCTTTAGTTGAAACAAAGAAATCTTTAATTTGTTTTTCCCAGTCTGGTAATTCTTCATTTAGATTCCTGCCAGGAGTAAACAGTATCTGAGACAGAGTTTCTTTATTCCACTCGATGAATACTTTCCTATTGTTAAGATCTACATCATAGACTTTAGGAGTTGTTTTTAAATGTGATAATCGATTTAAGAATTTAACTTCTCTATCAAAGAACCATTGTATCAGATCTTCGTCCGTTACTTCTTGTCCTTCTCTTCTATATGCAGGATCAATGCAGTAGTGCATACACATTACTGTTTGTTCAGGATTAATCTTAGGGCTATATAATAAGTTTGAACTATTAGCAGTTCCAGTAGGGGTTAACTTATAATAATAGTTCCAAGAGCTGGTGTCTATCATAGCTTACTCCAACTTAGTTTTTTATCAATATAGCTTTGCACCTGATCTCTAAATTTTTGATCTGACGTATTAACCTCACTTATTTTGTAATCGTAAATTTCTTCATATGTATTTGTTTCATAATAAGCGAATAGTCGATCAGACAAGAAAGGATTACACCCTCTAAGTCCGTTAAATCCGTTAGCACCATAAAAATCTTTTACAAGAGCTTCTGCCTGATACCAATCCATGTCACTATGTTTCCATATAACAATATCGTTCCTAGTGCTGCCTACACCACCACCCCTAGGCGTAGTTGATTTAAAAATAACTGCGCCACTAGAGTCTTTACTTACTTCATATCCCGGATTCTGTCTTGCTTCTAATTTAACTAACCCGTTAGTTACAAGTTCTTTAGTAAAGCGACTTTGATTAGTAAGTGTTTCGTCATAGTCAGGAACTTCTAAGATGTGTGCTGATGCACTCTGTCTTAGCCAATTTGTATTAAGCCATTCTAAACTGTTATTCCAAGACTCTACACTTTCGCCGGGTATACCACATATCATTTGTATGTTTGCTCTGTAACGCTTAGGTGCATGCTTATCAGTATACTCTTGAAAATCTAATAGGCCTTCCTGCAACTTATCTGGATCCATACCTTTACGTACTAACTTACCTGCTTCGTGATTAAATGTTTCAATGCCCATGCTGTGTCCAAGGAACCCTAATCTAATGTAAGTGTCCCAATGTTCGCGATGTTTAACAACCAAGTCTCCTCGAGCGAATCCGCATATCCAAGGATTGTATCCTAGTTCATCTACTGCGTCTGCATACTTCTGTAATTTTTCTGTACGGTCATTAAATGTTTCATCCATGACACGCCAATTTGTAATACCCCACTTTTCATAGCCTGTTTGCATTTGTAGTTTGAATTGGTCTTTGCTTACACTAACGTCTTTACTTTGTCCAAGCAAGGGAAAGTTACAGTAACTACAATTGAACATACAACCGCGGGCTGTTTCAATTTGAGGGCATTCCCAAGGCATCATAAAGTCACGTTCTTCGTAGTCTACTAGGTAACTATCTAACGGCGCACTAGGATAATGGTATAACCCTCTGATAACTTTTTTGCTAGGAATAGTGATGTCTGTTTTTAAAGTTGTACCCAATGTACCTATTAAATGTTTACATAGAGCAAGTATAGCATTTTCACCATAGCTGTCTACCCAATAGTCTACTCCCTCAGCAGGTGTAACCATTGCGTTGTTTCCACCGACTACTACAGGAATAGTTGGATACTCTTGTTTTAGCCAAGCAATAAACTCATTAAGGTAAGGACTCCACGGATTTAAAAATGCAGTGCCAAAACAAAACATAACAGTCTTGTCAGTTGTGCGTGAGCGTACAAGCCCTTGTAGTTCTGCTAATTGCCAAAAGGCAGTAAAGTCTACTACTTCTGCATCCCAATCATTCATTCGTAGAAATGTAGCCACCCGATGAGTCCACAGGATACGTTCCCAACGTTTGCCTGTTAGGCTAAAGAATAAAGCATGATTCATAAGATCTTAAACTCGTCAGGCAATATGTGTTTTAATGAATCTAATTTAGATTTTTCTATATTAAACTTTACACCTATTGATGAAAGAGAAAAGTTGTTTATAAAACCTAGCTTGTTAGCTTCGTTGAACCAAGGACTCAGTGTGTTATCAAACACAAACCTAGCATCGTCTGGGTTTGCTATAGTTGTAGATAATGCAACTGCTATAGGTTCTGTCAAAGTATTCTTTTTTAACAAGTGTCTAACAACTAGTTGTACTCTAGCACGACGGCCAAAATTAGCGGCAGTATGCAAAAAACTAGCATCCATATTATACCATATACCGTCTTGTTCTAATTTGTGCATTTGCTTGCGTATTAGATCAATCAAATAACATTCTTCTCCTAAGATGTTAAGATGATATCGGTCATCAATATCGGCATGGATTTGATAGCATTGATTAGGATCTAAAATAATTATCCTAGCCTCGCCTTTGGTCACAGGCAAAGAATTGTAAAGTGTTTCCCAAACAGTGCCTTTATACTCGTTTTTTATAATCCAGGGGTTGTAAAAGAAATCGCCCGTTGGTTCATTGATGGTTGTTTTCATTCCACTTTTGGGTAATGAGTAACATGCCTCTTGAAATAATTTTGGATCTACTGTATAATTGGTGTTAGCTAGCATGAAATATTTATGTGCTACTATAATGAGGTTAAATATTTCATGCAAATACCCTTTGATAACACTTGGAAAAATATAGCGATTGGACTAAGCGGCGGCGCAGATAGTGCGTTACTAGCATATCTACTATGTGAACAAACAACTACCCAATCAGTACATATCATCTCGCATAAGCGTATGTGGAAAACTAGACCATGGCAAAGCTATGATAGCCTAACTGTATACACATGGTTGTTAAAACGATTTCCAAACATTAAATTTTCTCGCCATACAAATTTTATTGCGCCCGATATAGAATACGGAAACATGGGTCCTAACTTAACTGACGAGTACGGGAAAAAAGTTAGTGGCGATAATATACAGCAACGGTCGTTTGCCGAGTATGTATGCTTTAATGAA